ACGCTGCGCATGACATGGACGCTGGAGCAGGCGCAGCAGGCCAAGCTGACCGGCAAGGACAATTGGAAGAACTACCCGCGGGCGATGCTGCGCGCCCGCTGCATTGCCGAGGGCGTCCGAGCGGTCTATCCCGCGGCGCTGGGCGGAATGATGGTCAGCGAGGAAGCGCAGGACGCCGGCCCGATGGATCGCCAAGACGTGATCGATGGCGAGGCCACCGTCGTGGCCCAGCCGGCCGCCCGCCCGGAGCTGCCCGCCTACCCGGCCGACGAGTTCGCGCGGAACCTGCCGAAGTGGTGGGACCTGATCGCCTCTGGCAAGAAGTCCGCCGACGAGCTGATCGCGATGCTGCAGTCGAAAGCTACGTTCACGGCCGAGCAGCTGGACGAGATCCGCAACCCGCCGCGGGATGAAGCGGGCGAGGTTGGCGACGCCGGCCAGGAGGCGCAGGCATGAGGATCATCGACCTGCAGCAAGGCAGCGAAGCGTGGCTGGCCCACCGCCGCACCGTCCGCAACGCCAGTGACGCACCGGCCATGCTCGGCGTCTCCCCGTACAAGACCCGTGCGCAGCTGGTCCGCGAACACTCCACTGGCGTCGCTGCTGAGATCGATGAGGCCACGCGGCGCCGCTTCGATGACGGGCATCACTTCGAAGCGCTGGCCAGGCCGCTGGCTGAGAAGCTGATCGGCGAAGAGCTGTTCCCGTGCGTCGGCGTGCTCGAAGGCACCAAATACTCGGCCAGTTTCGACGGCCTGACGATGCTGTTCGATACCGCGTTCGAGCACAAGTCGCTGAACGACGCGATCCGGAATGCGATCNATGACGGCATCGGCAACGGCGTCTGCCTGCCGGAATACCTGCGCGTCCAGATGGAGCAGCAGTGCATGGTTTCAGGAGCGGAGCGCGTGCTGTTCATGGCGTCGAAGTGGAACGGTGAAACGCTGGTCGAAGAGCGCCACTGCTGGTATTACCCGGATGCAGCGCTGCGCGAAAAGATCGTCAACGGCTGGGCGCAATTCGACGCCGACGTGGCCGCGTACCAGCCCGAGCCGGAAGTGCTGCCGTCGGCCACCGGCGCGCCAGTGGAAGGGTTCGGGTTGCTGACCCTGCGCGTTGAGGGCCGGGTGCTGGCGTCGAACCTCGACGCCTTCCGCGCCGGAGCCGAGGCGTTCCTCGCCCGCCTGCCGAAGCCGGAACACCTGCAGAGCGACCAGGACTTCGCCGACGCCGATACCGCGGTCAAGGCCTGCGCCGAGGCCGAGGCGCGCATCAAGGCTGCGACCGGCGCTGCCATTGCCGAGATGGCCGACGTGGACACGGTGCTGCGCACGGCTGAGTCGGTCAGCGAATCGATCCGCCAGGCGCGGCTCGCGCTGGACAAGCTGGTCAAGGCCCGCAAGGAGTCGATCAAGGCCGAGATCGTGGCCGGCGGGTGCGCCGCGGTGCGTGCGCACTTCGACGCGATCAACGCCACGCTGGGGCCGCATGCCTTCCAGCCGCCGCAGACCCTGCAGCTGACCATCGGCGCCGCGACTCGAAGGGCCTGCGGTCGATCCGAGGCCAGTGCGCGATGCTGTCGACGCCGCGGCGGCCGCCCAGAAGATCGAGGCCAGCCAGCAGGCGGAGCGCGTGCGCGCGAACATCGCCATCCTTGCCGAGCACCCCGACCACGCCGGCTTGTTCGCAGACCGTGTGCAGCTGTGCGCCACGAAGGCGCCGGACGACCTGCGGAACCTGATCGCGGCGCGCATCGCCGAACACCATGAGCGCGAGGCTGCGCGGCTGGAGGCTGAGCGCGAGCGCATCCGGCAGGAGGAAGCGGCCCGGCTGGAGCGTGAGCAGCGGGAGCGCGAGCGTTCCCAGACGCCACCGGCGAATGATCAGCAGTACACCCCGAGGGCCGTAGAAACCGAGCAGGCGCCGACCGCTGCCGGTGGAGGCATGGTCGGCTCAACCGGGGCGCTTCGGGCGGCTGGAGAACCGGGGATTGGTATAGCTGAAACCGCCCACCCTTCGGGCCGCCTCACCCTCGGCGAGATCAATGCCCGCATCGCGCCGCTGGCGATCACCGCCGCCGGCCTCGCGCAGCTGGGCTTCCAGCCGGTGGCCGTGGAGCGCGCTGCGAAGCTCTACAACCTCGCCGACCTGCCGCTCATGTGCGAGCAGATGCGCCGCTGCCTGGCGCGCGCGGCTTCGATGAAGGACGCCGCCTGATGGCCGCGCCCGTGAACCCGGTGCAATCAGCCGCAGGCAGGAAGAGCCGCGCCGTCTCCCCGTGGAACAGGGGCCCGGCCGCCACCAGCGAGCGCGCGAAGCTGTCCTACCTCACGTACTGCAAGCGCAAGAAGGAGCCGAAGAAGTGAGCGACGTGAACCCGAGCGACAAGGCCGACGCCCTGAATTGGGCGATCCGTGAGATGCGCAAGCACGTCGGCAGCGACTACCTCAACGGCCTGCGCCTGCGGCTGCTGGAGGACATGCGCGACAAGGCCGAACGGGAGGCCCTGGCATGAAGACCTGCAGCAAGTGCACCCTCTGGAAGCCGGACGCGCAGTTCTACGTCGACCGGCGGCCCGGCCGCAGCCGCGACGGCAGACACCACGCCTGCATCGACTGCGAGCGCACCGCGGCGCGCGAGCGGGCCAGGCGCGCCTACGTCCCCCACCCCGATGGCCGGCTGCGTGCTGCCGGCGGTCGCTTCGCNNGGGCTGCGTGATGACGGTCTCTTACGCTGATTTCGTCGCGCGCAAGCTGACACGCGTCCCGCCGACCGGGCTGCAGAACGCCGGAGCCATACGACTTCCGGCTGGCCTGTTCGACTTTCAGGCGGCGCTCACGACATGGGCGCTGCGCCGGGGCCGTGCCGCCATTTTTGCCGACACCGGCCTGGGCAAGTCGCGCATGCAACTGGCATGGGCGGACGCCGTGCATCGGGAAACCGGCCACGACATATTGATCCTCGCCCCGTTGGCGGTTGCTGCGCAGACGGTGGCCGAGGGCGCAGAGATTGGCGTCGCACTGACCCATTGCCGGGACGGCGAGGATGTGCGTCCAGGCCTGAACATCACGAACTACGACCGCATCCACCGATTCGATTGCAGCCGATTCGGAGCGGTGGTGCTGGACGAGTCGAGCATCATCAAACACCACACCAGCAAGACGCTGGCGATGTTACTGGAAGCGTTCGCGCAGACACCGTTCAAGCTCTGCGCCACCGCGACGCCAGCACCCAACGACTGGACCGAACTCGGCACGCATGCCGAGTTCCTTGGCGTATGCACGCAGGCTGAAATGCTCGCCGAGTACTTCGTCCACGACGGCGGCGACACGCAGACATGGCGACTGAAAGGCCACGCGCGCACGGAGTTCTGGAGATGGGTCGCATCGTGGGCCGCGTTGGTCCGCAAGCCGGAGGATCTCGGATTCGACGGCAGCCGTTACAACCTGCCGCCGCTGCGGGTCCACCAGCACATCGCGAAATCCACCGGCCACGATCCGGCCGAGACTGGGATGCTGTTCGCGCTGGAAGCGAGCACGCTGTCCGAACGCCGCGACGCGCGCCGGAACTCGCTGGATGGCCGGGTCGCCGCATGTGCCGCGAAGGTCAACGCCGACCAGCAGCCGTGGATCGTGTGGTGCGACCTGAACGCGGAAGGGGATGCCTTGCGAGCCGCTATCCACGATGCAGTCGAGATTCGAGGCAGCGACGATCCAGACGTAAAGGAGCAGCGCCTAATGGACTTCGCCGCCGGGCGAATCCGCGTGCTGGTCACGAAGCCTTCCATTGCCGGCTTTGGCCTGAACTGGCAGCACAGCGCGCGCATGGCATTCGTTGGCGTTACCGATTCATGGGAAGCCTACTACCAGGCCGTGCGCCGCGCGTGGCGTTTCGGCCAGGAGCGCGAGGTCGAAGTTCACATTTTCACGTCCGATCTCGAGGGCGCGGTCGTGGCGAATCTGCAGCGCAAGGAACGCGATGCGCTCGCAATGGCCGATGCGCTGTCTGCTGAAACTCGCGACGCGGTGATGGAGGAAGTCACCGGATCCATCCGCAATACCAACCCTTACCAACCACAGCGGCAAGTTGAATGCCCGCCGTGGCTTCAATCGGAGGCAGCATGAAGTGCATTGATTCCACGGTGGCCGAGAGCTTCGCGATGTACCACGGCGATTGCGTCGAAGTCGTGGCCGGGATTCCGGATCGCAGTATCGACTATTCGATCTTTTCCCCGCCGTTCGCTAGCCTGTACACCTATTCGAACAGCCCGCGCGACATGGGGAACGTCCGCAACGATGCGGAGTTCTTCGAGCACTTCGCGCACCTGATCCCCGAGCTTCGTCGGGTGATGAAGCCGGGCCGGAATATCAGCTTCCATTGCATGCTCATGCCGACCAGCAAGGAGCGTGACGGATACATCGGACTGAAGGATTTCCGCGGCGACCTGATCCGCGCATTCCAGGCGCACGGCTTCATCTACGCCAGCGAGGTTTGCATCTGGAAGGACCCCGTGACCGCGATGCAGCGGACGAAGGCGCTCGGCTTGTTGCACAAGACCGTGCGCTGCAACGCGGCGATGAGTAGGCAGGGCATCCCTGACTACCTTGTCACTATGCGCGCTCCGGGCGACTCGGATCCAGGTGATCGCGTGCGGCACACTCCCGAGGATTACCCGGTCAGCAAGTGGCAGCAGGTGGCCTCGCCCGTCTGGATGGACATTGATCCCAGTGACACCCTGCAATACCGCAGCGCGCGTGAGCACGACGATGAGAGGCATATCTGCCCACTGCAACTGGAAGTGATCCGCCGCGGAGTCGATCTGTGGACGAACCCCGGCGACGTGGTGCTGTCCCCGTTCGCGGGCATCGGCAGCGAGGGCTACGTCAGCTTGCAGATGGGCCGGCGCTTCGTCGGCGTGGAGCTGAAGGGCAGCTACTACCAGCAGGCGGTCCATAACCTGCATGCCGCGCTGTCGCAGGGCGGGTTGTTCGAGGCCGCATGAAGACCCGCGACCTCATCCCCCGCGCCCCGCGCCGCATGCGCCAGCCACAGCCGACGACAACCTGGCGCCTGAACGGCCGCCGCCCGGCGTGCATTGCCCGTGATGACAGGCGTCCCAGCAGCATCCGGGCGGCGTGGAGGTAGCATGCGCGCGCCGGCAGCCCGGTGCAGTCGGCGGATGCCGCGGCGCGATGTAGGGGAATCCCTACGCCGCCGGAATCTCATCCACCATGAGCTGCCCTGTGAAGTAGCCGCGGCTGATGTTGGCGGCGTTGGGGATCTGGGAGGCGTAGCCGTAGATGGCCGATCGGGCGATGGCCTGCGGGTCCAGCTCGCGCGTGCTGAGGTTGCGGTAATGCGGAACCACCGCGCACCGCGCGCCGCCACGCAAGGCGGCTGCGATTTTGTCCATGTCCATGCCGTTGGCCAGGCCCTCGCCGCGGACGGCTGCCGCGCTGAGGCCGGCGAAGCTGGCCGCCAGCACCCGGTATGCGCTGCGCCGCGTGGCGCTCAGCTGCCCGCCTCGGGTGCGGCTGAAGTCGCCGGGGTCGATGGTCTGCACGTCCCAGCCGTCGCGGATTCCGGCCACGACCGCAGGCCCGGCCCACACCTCCCCAAGATCCACCACCGTGCCGGTGGTCGCCCAGGTGGCGCCGTTGCAGTCGTTGTAGATCCGGACTTCAACACCCGTCTCGGCAGGGTCGTTCGCGCGGGCGATGGCCCATGCGGCGGTTGTGCCGTCGGGCATCGCAACGGTGCGGGCGTTGTCGCAGGTGCCGCCCAGGCCGTCGCCGCCAGCGCCGAGGAAGTCCACCCGCACGCCGGCCGGCAGCGTGGTGCCCAGCAGCGCCAGCACGCGCAGCGGCGTGGCTGTGGTGAAGCTCAGGGTGATCTTGACGAAGCTGTCCAGCGTGTCGCCGGCCGCCCACTGCAGGCGCGCGCGGCGGGCCGGCTTGCCGTCGTACAGCGCTGCTGCACCGTCGGAGGTGAGCCAGCCGGCGCCGGTGATGCTGGTCGCGCTGATCGTGGGCATGGCGTAGGAAATCAGCATCGGGTCAGCCCCAGAGAAGGAGTTTCAGGTCGCCGGTGGTCGGGTTGCGCTCCACCCGGCGCACCAGCAGCTTGCGGCCGGCGCCGAGGCCGTGCCGCGGGTAGGTCAGCCGGACGCACTGACCCGGCTGCACGTCCGTCGATGTCGAACCCTTCAGCACCACGGACCAATGCCGGCGGACGGTCTGGTACATCGCCACCACGCGGCTGATTTCCGCCTGTGCATCGGCGGTCGAGTNNAAAAGGCTCGGGTAGGGATCGGCATCCAGCGCGTGGCGGTACTCGCTGGGTAGAGTGCCAGCGCCAGCAGCGGTGACGATGCCGCCCTGTGGCGCGGAGAGCTGCGCGCGCAATTCGTGCGGCACGTCGGCCAGGTCGGTGACGTATTCGTTTTCGCGCAGCTGCCGGTAGTTGAGCCGGTAGGCCATGCGCGTTGTCAGGCCGGGTGNGGTGTCGGTGGCGTAGGTCACGTCTT